ATGGAGGAACTGATCGGGCTTCGGCTGGAGTCTCCGGTACGTCAGGCAGGTGCAGCCGCGGAGATCAATGCACTTCTCAAGCAGGAGGGTGAGGAACCGATTGACTTTGATATGTCGGTTGACTACTCAGAGGAGGAGTACACCGAAGCGGACAGGTTCTTCAGGGATGGCCCACTGTTCTTCTACGATCACGTAGGAACCAATGAGTTCAACACCCTTATGGCTAGGGTAGAGTACATGGTGGTGGCACTACAATGTGACGTTATCATCATCGACCATATCACGGCTGTCATTGCGGGTATGGATCGGACGGGGTCCGAAAGGGAAACCATTGACATGCTGATGAATCGGTTTCGTTCATTGGTTGAGCGTACCGGTGTACATATTGACATCGTCAGTCAGCTTAACAGGCTGGATGGTAAGTCAGCAGAAGAGGGCGGCCGAATCACGCTGAACAACCTTCGCGGTTCGGGTTCTCTCGGTTCGGTGCCCAACAACGTAATTGCAATCGAGAGAGATCAGCAGGCCGATGACACCAGTAAGCGAAACGTCATCACCGTACGTACACTCAAGGGTAGATTCTCCGGTACGACAGGTATCGCTGCCAAGCTAGAGTTTAACACCAAGACACGTAGACTGAAAGAAGTCGAATGGAGCAACAATGAGTCAGGATTCGAACCAGAAGAACCAGCACACGGACACGAGTTCCCCACAGCCGGAGACCTATGCGCCGCTGAGCCTCCAGTACACGATGCCTGATGTTAGCCGCGGGTACTCGGTCAACCAGTTCGATGAGCGGTTTACCGCCACTCAGGTTCGTGCATTGAGCGAGGCTGTGACCGAGCTTCAGCAGGTGGTCAAGGTGCTGCATGAACAGATCGGGCTGCTTGGGTGATGGCATACGTATTCGATATTGAGGGAGACAACCTACGCCATATCCGCGTAAAGAACGGTGAGGTTCTTCCACGTGTGAGCCGTGTTCACCTGCTGTGTATGCAGGACATGGCTACCGGGGAAGTGTTTACCTACCGACAGAACAAGGAGATGAATAACATTGCCGAGGGCTGGGCCCGGCTGTGTAAGGCTGACGTTGTGATCGGTCACAATATCATCGACTACGACATCCCAGTAATGCGTGAGTTCTACGGTGGAGACGTCACAGGTAAGGTTGTGGATACTTTGGTGTGTGCACGTATGCTGTGGCCAGACCCAACCAACCACCCGTATTCGGGAAACGGTCTGCTGTCACTGTCAAAGGCGTGTGGCAGCAAGAACGTAAAGATGGGGTATGACGGAGGGTTCGACGAGTGGTCTCAAGCTATGGAGGACTACTGTGTAGGTGATGTCCGTGCCAACCGGGACGTGTACAGGTGGATGCTACCGAAGCTACGTCCCTTTGCTAGCGCCCTTAGGCTGGAGCACCGGGTAGCCGATATCATATCCGACCAGTGCACCCGGGGTGTGTGTATCGACATGCCACGGGCACGGGAGTTCCTTCAGTACTTGGATGTACAGGTAGCTAAGATCGGTGACGAGCTAGACGTCATGTTCCCGCCAATCACCACCACCGTAGAGCTACCTAAGAAGTGCTGGTGGTTAGATCCCGAGGAAGACAAGCTATACGCCACCAAGAAGGAGGCCGTCAAGGATGTTGCCGCTCGTCTGGTAACGGGACCAAAGCGTACGAAGGAAGTGGTTACGTACTTCAACCCGGGCAGCGGAAAGATGGTGGCTGAGCGGCTGTTTGAGAAGTATGGGTGGAGGCCGGGTGTTACCAAGGAGGGTAACGTATCTGTCACCGAGAAGTCCCTGCTATCCTCAGGGTACCCGGAGGCACACGCGGTAGCTCGCTACAAGATGGCCAAGAAGCGATCGTCACAGCTAAGCGACTGGCTGCTACGGGCCGAGCAAGACCCACTACCAGACGGGGTACACGGGGTTCTGTACCCACATATCAACCCACACGCCACACCCACTGGTCGTATGTCACACTCGCAGCCCAACCAGACTGCATGCCCGAGAGTCCTTAGTGACGACGGCGGCCCCATCAAGGGGTACATGGGTCGGTGGGGCTACGAAATGCGTAGCATGTGGCGGCCACGGCCCGGTATGGTCATGGTAGGTGGAGACGCATCGGGCAGCGACCTTAGGTCGTTGGCTTGCTACCTAGCTAAGTGGGACGGTGGGGCGTACATCCGTAACATCCTTGAAGGGGACATCCACTCCACCAACCGCATCGCAGGTGAGCTTGACACCAGACCACAGAGCAAGGAAGTTTCCTTTGCGTTCTTCTACGGGTCTGGTAACGAGAAGCTTGGTGATACGATCATTCACCACTCTTCCCTGACCCCCGAGATGAGGAAGAAGTACGAAGGTGTGGTGATGGCTGATGTAGGTGCCAAGTACAAGTCAGCCTTCAAGCGTAAGACCAAGGGGCTTACCCAGCTACTGGATTGGTGCAAGAGTCAGGCACTGCAGTTTGGGTATATGAAACTGCCGGACGGCCGGCACGCCCCAGTACGCAAGACGTACGCTGCCCTGAACACCTTGGTTCAGGGTACCGCCGGGATCGTAATGAAGTTGGCACTAGTGCTGCTGCACGACGACCTGATTAGACGCGGCCTGAAAAAGAATGTAGACTTTGCATTCCTGTTGAACGCACACGATGAGATGCAACTTGAGACTAAGCCTCAGATTGCTGAACTTGTAGGTAAACAACTTGTTGCGTCAATCTTGGACGCCGGTGTTCGTCTGGGGCTGAAGTGCCCGATGGACGGGGAGTACAAGATCGGATCTTCTTGGGCCGAAACACACTAAAGGTAACACAGTGAATAGAATTATCGCATTCTGTGGTCACGCAAGGGCGGGTAAGACCACTGCAGCTAAGGTTGTGGCCCGCCGGACGTACGAGTCCGGGTTCGTCCCACGACAAAGCGGGTTCGCAGACCCCATCAGGGCTGCTATCCATAACCTAGGGGTCAGGCGTGAGCAGGACATGGACCTGTACCGGCTGCTGGGTCAGACGCTGGGCTCTCTGCTGCGTGACCCTGAGTCTCGGCCGGGTGTGACTGGGCCGGACTACTGGGTACGACGCATGGACGAGTACTACCGAGAGCTTCAGGAGGAGGACGAAAACTTCAGGCTGGTGATTGACGACGTACGATTCCCTAATGAAGTAAAGTGGGTAGGGGACAACCAAGGACTGCTTGTATACGTGGACTCAGCAAGGCGCTTGGGTTTGGTCGAGCGTAGTGGGTGGCGTAAAGACGTAAGCGAGGACATGGCGTGGGACTATGATAGTGGTAAGTCACTAGAGTACCCGAACCTAATCATTACCAACAACGGAACACAACACGAGTTTGAAGAGAAGGTGCTTAGCATTTGCTCATGACCGACAGAGAGAGAGGAACCAATGCCGGACCTTAATTCAACGTATCACGTACACAGGACCGCCCTAATCGACGCGGACTACATCGCATTCCAGACAGCAGCGTGGGCACAGTCTCACCAGATGGATGAGGAGGAGATGACCACCCGCCTGCTGGAGACGCTAGGGCTGTGGATAGACATGGCGTGTGCAAGTGACGCTATCCTGTTCTTCTCAGGACCACGGGAAGAATGCTTCCGGCGAAAGGAGTACCCAGCGTACAAGGCGAACCGTACCGCACCCAAGCCGGAGCTACTGGGGGTGGCATGGAACGTGCTGAAGGATACAGAGTTCTCTTGGCACTGCATGCCCCACGTAGAGGCTGACGACCTTCTCGGTATCGTGATGACTAACGGCAAGGTAGTCAACCCGGTGTGCGTCTCTCGTGACAAGGACCTACGGCAGGTTCCGGGGTGGCACCTTAACCCCTTTGTCGATGACTTCCCGGTGTTCGTCACCGAGGAGGAGGCAGACCGTGTCTTCCATAGTCAGTGGCTGTCCGGCGATTCGGTGGACGGGTTCCCCGGCATCCGTGGGACCGGCCCGAAGAAGGCCGAAAAGCTACTGAGTGGGGTCCCTGCAGATAAGTTGACCAGCACTGCCCTTAAGGCGTACGAAGATGCAGGCCAAACCCTTGAGGATGCACTTAAGCAGGCACGATGCGCCCGTATCCTACGTGCTTCCGACTGGGACCCTAAGACAAAGGAGCCAGTGCTGTGGTCCCCACCGAGTGAGACCCAGCAATGAGACGATTGGTCCTATATACAAAGACCCCACAAGTTAGTATGCTGTTCGCGTCCCCAACGAAGCGTACTCCTCGGCTTGTCCGATGGACCCAACGCGAGTTTGCCCACGTGTACGTGCAGTTTGGGTCACTCATTGGAATGTCCGTTAATCACGGCAAAGAGTTTCAGTGGGTATACCCGAAAACCATGAGCCGGGTTATGGCCCAGTCTGGAACCAAAAGGGTTGTCCGATGCAGTATGCCAGCAAGGTATGCTTCATACACTGCGATTGCAATGGGAACCCCAGTGGACCACTGTAAGACGTATCTGGACATGGTGTTCCCCTTTATGGGGCTGACAGCCAACAACTGCGTGTCGTACGCACAGAGTGTAGCGGAGACTGAGTCCGGCGTTGTGTTCCACAAGCGAGCAAGAACACCTAAGGGTCTTCTGAACCTGCTGGTGGATAACGGATGGACTACTGAGGAGATCGACCATTATGTCTACTGACAAGCTCCCGTTCGTAACCGAAGAGCTTATGGACTACATGAGCACTTTGTTCCCAGAACAGTACGTTGGCGTTGACGACGCGACAGACGCATACCGTCTAGCTGCCTTGGTGGGTAGGATGCAGGGTCGGCGGGAAGTGATTACCCGACTACGTACTATGTTCAACGCTCATCACCCGAGCTACACCAAGTACAGTACGGGTGTCCGCAAGAATCTGCCTAAGCCTACTGATACATGGGGGCCTGCCGGTGGAAACTGATAAGTACCACGGGCTTAAGGAGTAACCAGTGGACAACCAAGAACTACAACCCGGCGGCGGCCTACTGATGCCGCACCCAGATGAGGCCCTTATCGAAAGCCAGAACGCTAGGCGGCTGGCCCGACGCCGACAGGCTGCTGCCCTAGCTCTAGAAGTAGACCGAGTGGACGGTACCGACCTTGACCGATTCGGCGAGCGTCGTATGGTCGGTGGTACCTTTGAGTCTCTGCAGGATGTACCAGAACGGCAGCCACTGCAGATGGCCCAACTGTCCATGACGGACATTATCGGGTTCCTGCAGGGTATGTCCTTCGATCCGTCGCAGGAGACGCTTGGGCTGCAGCAGTTCCAGTCATCCTTCGGTCCCGGTATTCTGGGTCTGAATACATCAGGCCTAGATTGAGGTAATGAATGAATGAGTCTATCGCAGCTAGGTTCCAGAAGCTGGATACCGACCGACAGGTAGCACTAAGCCGAAAGCGGGAGCACGCCCGCATGACTATGCCATCCCTCTTGCCCCCTTCAGGGCATACAGTGCATACACTCCTTGACGTACCGTACTCGTCGGTACCGGCCGAGGGAATTAGTTCCCTTGCCAGCCGTATCACGTCGATGGTGTGGCCGTCCAATGGTCAGGCTGTGTTTGAGGGCACCCTTAATCAGCCCTTCGCTCCGGAGGGACGGGACGATTCAGAGCTTGACGCTAGCTTCCAACGCTTTGAGCGTGCGGTTATGAACACCCTAGCACCGACGAACCTTCGGGCGGCTACCTTTCTGTCATACCAGCACGAAGTGGCTGTCGGTGACTCGCTCATGTTCATGGACGACGATCTAGAGTTCCGGGTATTCAGGGCAGATCAGTTCGTGGTTCGACGAAAGCACGAAGGAGACTGGCAGGAGATCCTAATTGTAGAGGCAGTGCTTCCCGAGTGGGAGCCAGACCTGAAGTTGGAGCCAACGTCGGGTCCGGTACGCTCCCCACAGTACACGTCATTCCCATCATCCCCTCAGGGAGAGAAGTGGGAGTATCTGTATACCTCCGTCGTACGTGACCCGGAGGACGGGTCCGTCACGGTCAAGCAGGAGCACCGCGAAAAGCTGGTCGGCGAGAAGAAGTTTCTTACGTCACCGTACTTTCCGGGTCGATGGGGGGCTATCGCCGGTGAGCCGTACGGTATCTCCCTAGTTGAATCAATCTTCGGAGACATCCGTGCACTGAGCATGCTGAATAAGTCTCTGTATGACCTGTCCGCCTTGGTGGCTGAGCACCGTTGGGGCGTGAACCCGGCTGGGCTTACCGAGATCCAAGACGTATTGGACTCTGTGAACGGTGGGGCTATTGCCTCCGCCCCCGGGGACATCTTCCCACTGCAGTTCTCATCCAGTCAGGCCCTGTCCGCCCTGTTCGCTACGGTACAGCACAGGGAGCAACTGGTGGGTCGGCGGTTCTTGATGAACAGTGCGGTCCAGCCGTCAGGTGAGCGCGTTACCGCACGTCAGGTGTCCATTCTAGCACAGGAGCTAGAGGGTATGCTGGGCGGGGTGCTGTCCATCGCGGCCCGAGACAAGCAAGAGCCCATCATCCGTCGTGTAATCTCCGTTATGGCCGACAAGGGCCAGATCCCAGATAACATCCGAGATGAGATCCTAGACCCAAAGGGATTCGTCAAGCTGCGCATTCGTGCGGGCCTTGAGATCCTGAACCGGGAAGCCCAGCGGGAGAAGCTGGATACTATGGTCGCCAATATGAGGAACCTCCCAGAGGCTGCGTTCGCTGCCGTTAACTGGACTGAGCTTCTTCGTGACTGGTGGCAGTCGCAGGGTCTGGAAGACACCGGCGTAATCAAGTCAGAACAGCAGATGGCACAAGAGGCCCAACAGGCCCAACAGGCTGCAATGCAACAGCAGGCACAACAGGCGGCACTGGGTGTAGCTGCCCAGCGTGCGACACAACCAACTGAGTGAGGAACCTAATGTCAGAAACAGTTAAGCCCGAGACCAACGCAGAGAAGATGGTTCAATTTAGTCTGGCTCAGCCGGACAAGGTGCCTGCCAAGTTCCGAAAGGCAGACGGCAGCATCGACGTTGACGTAATGCTACAGTCGTACACCGAACTTGAGCGACGACAAAGCAACGCAGCCGCTCCGGAAACGGCAGTCACGGTTGAAGATCCGGCCACCGCTGTTGCTGAAACCCCTAAGGTTGATACCAGTATCGAGACCCTGCTTCAAGGGATGGCCAGCCTAGGGGACGACACCAAGCCTGCTGACAACGCTACCCTTGATGCAGCGTGGACAGCGGCCGAGATGGAGGCATCCACCGGCAGTATGTCGCAGGCCTCGGTGGATGCTCTAGTCGCAGCCGGGGCCACCCCCGGAATGGTCTCCCTCCTTACCACGCAGGCCAAGACGGTGCAGAACCAGCGGGTGGCGGCAGCTACGGAACTGGCCGGCTCAGAGGAGAACCTGCAAAAGGTTCTGTCTTGGGCCAAGGCCAAGCTCCCGGCGGACGAGCGTCAGGTCCTTGCACAGTCTTTGACCGGGCCGTCCGCCATGCTTGTGATGCAGGGCCTTATTGCACAGGCACGTGCAGGTGGCGCCTTCGGTGAGCAGGGTACGCTACAGTCTGTGGCGGGCCATCCTCCGGTATCGTCTAACGCTGCCCTTCGTGAGTTCACGGACGGTACGGAATACTTGGCGGCCATGCAAAACCCCCTGTACACTACCGACCCCGAGTACCGACGTACCGTGGCCAAGCGTTACGCGGTCACTGTTGGGAAGGACGCTGCTCGCTTCGACTCTGTTCCTATGTAATTACTACCCGCCTGAGGCGAAAGCCCTTGGCGGGCCTTGAAAGATAAGCTACGTCAGATCGTATGCATGGCACGAAAGTCCCCAGCTACGTAATGACGGTCAGGCCCGCGACCAAACGGACCCCTCGCGTTGAGGGACAATCCTGCAGATTGTGCATTCCAGCGGATAACCTGAGAGGCAACCACAAAACAACAAGGACACCAAAATGAGTGTCGCTAATCAGCTTATTCTCGGCGCCAACTCGGCGCTTGC